TTTTTCCTTTTACGGTTGTAGGGAAAGAACCATAAAATACGTCTGAAGATAATACTGAATTGTTAGTAACTTGAACTGCGGGAAGGGTGGTGGTTTGTGTCATATTGTTGTGTTTTGTTACACAAAGATAGGACCTTATTTTTATTCCACCAAAAATATTTTTTTAGGGTAAATTGTCAATCCATTCCTGTAGAGGTTGAGGATTGGTATTAAATTTCTGTCTCCAAAGGTCCTTTTGAGCACACTCTTCTTCGGTCGGGAGCTGACCATCAGGAAATGGTACGTCACACCTTTGAGCCCTCACAAATTGAATTATTTCAGTATAACACTGTGCAGAATAATAAAATTTTTCATTAATAAAAACGACATCCTCGACATCGTCAGGTCTCAAAATCGTTTCTACATAAGTAAGTCCTGTTGTTTCATAATTAAAATCTTCCATATTCATAAATATTAAAAAAATAAAAAAAGGGTCCCGAAGGACCCTTTTATATAGAGGTTAGACCATATTATCTCAACTCTCTCAAATCGAATGTTCTAACACCATCAACTGTGATTCTACCATAGAATCTGTTGTTAACCACCTTCTTAGCGTATCTAGTCATGATACCTTTGATTGGTGTGAAGTTGAATGGATTATACATTGTTGGAGTAAGTTGTAAAGGTACATATGGTGCGTAAATGTAACCTGTGTCAAGTAAAGATGTACCTTTGTGTCCCAATAACAATTGGTTAGCTGGGAAGTAAGGGTCTCTATAAACTTGATATCTACCTGCTAAAGTACCAATTCTTTCGATACCCATGTTGTATTGGTCTTGCTCAGGAGCTGCGTTCGAAACGTGGAAATACTCCAAGTCATCAAAAATAGCGCTGATTTCAGAAGATACAACAATCCAGTTTGCTCCACCTCTTAAAGTAGACTTATGGATTTGAGCCGAAATTTGGTTAATAGCCGTGATAAGAGTTTGGTTCCAATCCTTCTGTGTGTAAGGAACAGCACCGATAGAACTTAATCTTTTCCATCCGTTGTAATCCCATCTCAAGTTCCAAGCTGCAGCTTTTCTCAAATCTCTTAAGATTTCTCTATCGATTTCAGCAGCTACCTGCTCAGACAATAAAGCTGTCAATTCAGCTTCAGCGTCAATGTTATGGAATGCAGCAACGTCTTGTGCCATTTCAGGAGACCATTGTGCTCTTAATTTTCTTTCAGTCACAGAAACTGTTACTGACATAAGGTCAAAGGAAACCTCACCAATCTTATCTTCGAACTCGAGGTTCTTGTATATTTTGTAAGTTCCAGTGAATGCGTCAGCTACAGCTGTAGAAGATGAGAAAGAAGAACCTGTGTAACCGTCAAGAGAACCACCACAAGAGATACATACAGGAACCTGTAAGTCTACCTCAAGATAGATTTTTCCTTCAACGTCGCAAAGGTCATCATACTGTCCACCACCAGTTCTACTGTTAGGGAATACTGCAGTTGCGTTGTTGTTACCGTATTGAACGATACCTTTACCATATCTTTGAGTTACCACTCTGAAAAGATAGTTGTTAGATGTGTTAGCCGAAGTATAAACGTTTCCTGCTTTACCTCTGATTTGTAAATCAGCAAGGAAAGATTCATTATCGATTGGGTTACCATCTGGTCCAATCAATTTACCAGCACCATCAGATGCAAAACCTGACATAACTATAAGAACTTTTCTATAGTTGTCAGTTGAATATCCTGAAGGAATAAGAGAATCTCCAACCCATGCTACAGTAACAACTGTACCTGTGATTGCTGACCACTCACCTTTAGAATAATCATAAAGACCTGGAGGGTCTAAAGCTGGTTCATTACCTTCATAAAATCTATCGTAAAGGTTTTTGTCATTTGCACCATATCCTGTGTTTACGTTTGCAGGACCGTTTTGAGCACCGATTGGTGGGATGTGATTACCACCGTTAGTTGGGTCTTGACCCATGTCATAACCTTGGATTTTAGGTACAAAGTAGAACAATTTACCGATAGGTAAGTTCATTGCTTGTACAGAAACTAAATCGTTAGCCAACAATTTAGAGAATACACGTCTAACAATTGGGAAAACAACAGTTTCAAATGAACCTGAGCTATCAGTTGCAGCCGCTTCGTTGATTAGGTAAGATGCTTGGTTCTCATATAATTGAGCCATGTTCTCTTTAATGTGTCCTTTAAGACCATCTAGGAATCCTAATTTATCCCATTTGTTAATAGTATCTTCTTTGATAACTTTAAGGTGTTTCAAACCAATGTTACCAACAAGACCTGATTCTAATAATGCTCCCATTTTTTTATTTTTTTTTTTGAGTTTATTTATTTTATTTTATTTTTGCCATTAAATCTCTCATTCTCATGAATTGAGGATTTTCGTAAGTTTTACTTTCAATCAAATTAGATGCTGAACCATTTGAAGGTGTTTTAACAACTTGTCTTTGGATAGACTCAGTAACTACGTCACTGTTGTTACTTCCCTCAAGTTCAGATTTAATCGCCTTGTAAAGTGATTTAGATTCTTTGATAGTTTCAACGTTATCAAATCTTCTAAGGATGTTTATTTTTTCTTGTTTTGTTGTTGAGTGTTCAGTGAACAATCTAGTTGAATATGCCAAGTTTGAATTGAAAACTGCAACTTCATTCAATTTATTTCTAAAGAAATCGAGAGCTTTTTTGTACTCTTCATTTTTTTCTTTTAATAAATCGAGTTCTTTTACAACAGATTCTTTTCTTAATTGACTTGGTGCTGCAACACGGTCTCTTTGTGCTCTTCTCATGTAAGTCATAGTTCTTGATGCTTCTGTGGTTTCACCTGGTAATTCATCACCTTCCATACAATCACCTTCCATACAATCACCTTCCATGTAGTCACCTTCCATGTAGTCACCTTCCATGTAGTTGCCTTCCATGTAGTCACCTTCCATGTAGTTGCCTTCCATGTAGTCGCCTTCCATGTAGTTGCCTTCCATGTAGTCGCCTTCCATGTAGTCAGATTCAGTTTTCATATCATCAATCATTTCTTCATCCATCCATCCTTCTTCCATGTAATCTTCTTCCATGTAGTTTTCAGTAACACCATGTTTAATTTTACCGTAGTTGAATTTAGGACCTTTTCCTTTTTTCTCTGATTTCAAACCATTTTCCATATCTTCATCGAAACCTTTGTTGTTAACAGATGATTTAGATAAACCATTTTTCATTTTTCCGAATCCGATTCCAACAGGTTTCATAGACTCACTAACTTCCAATTCATAAATTGTTTCGTCAAGTTCCTCATCTAATTCTTCCTCTAAGTTATAATCCTCTTCTTCCATTTCGTGTTTACCCATTTTTTCATCCTCTTCGAAGACTAATTCATAAATCACACTCTCATTCATATTTTCCATAGGTTCTTCCATAGACATTTCTGAATCATCACCTAAATCGATAAAATATTCAGTATCAGTGTTATTATCAGTAAGGTGGATTTTATTATCATCTTTAACAACGATAATTCCATCTTCATCACCCATCGCCTTAAACACTTTCAATACTTCGCCAGGTTTTGCACCCGTCATATCAAGAGGTGGTAATTCGTCTTCATTATCAGTTTCAGCTCCAGCACCCATCATAGTGATATCTAATTCACCACCTTCAGGACCTACCTGAGCTTCAACGTCACCCATCTCAACACCGTCGTCTGAAACGTTAACATCGTCAACGTTAATTTCATCGTCTGCGCTTACTTCTTCTTCGTCGCCTTCTTCTTCTTGTTCGTGTAAAGATGATTTAGATTTTGAGCCAAACAATGACTCTTTTACTAGTTCACTGATTTCTTCCTTCATAGTAGAAGCAAGTATTCCTTTTGCATTTTCACTTATAGCTTCCTCGATTGTCTTCATTTGTAATAAAGCCTTCTCTACTAAATTTTCGTTTTTTTCTAAACTCATTTCGTTTTTAAGCAATAATTTTTGCGTTTATTTTATTAAATAAATATATCATACTTTGAAAAAAATTATTATATTATATATTTTA